AACAGAACGCCGTGGTATGCGCGGTGGCTCTGGGCGTCGATCACTATTCCGCGCTGCTGGTAGCGGCTTTCTAGGTAGGTTCAAGTAATGGATAAGATCGCAAAACAGTACATCGAAAAGTACAATAAGGCTAAGGCGTTTCGCGAAAACTGGGTCCCCCTGTTCGAAGAATGCTATGAGTATGCGCTACCGCAACGTGAGTCTTTTTACTACGAAGAGGCTGGCCAGCGCCGCGATCAAAAGATTTTTGATGAGACTGCGGTTGTCGGTGTCCAAGAGTTTGCGAGCCGACTCCAATCAGGTCTGGTTCCTAACTTTGCGCGATGGGCTGACCTTATGTCTGGCAGCGAAGTGCCACCAGAACAGCGTGAAGAAATAGACAACGAGCTTGATGATGTAACCAATTATGTCTTCGAGGTTCTGCAAAACTCTAACTTTAGCCAAGAGGTGCATGAATCATTCATGGACTTGGCTGTAGGTACGGGCGTTCTTTGCGTGGAAGAAGGGGATGCAATCAATCCTATTGTATTCTCTGCAATCCCTTTGCCTCATGTGGTTCTTGATACTGGACCTGATGATCGCATTGACCATGTGTTCCGTGAGCGCAAGAAGGTTAAGTTCGATCACCTAGAAATGATGTACCCTAACTCTACCTTTAGCTCCAAGGTTATGACGATGATGGGGCGCAACCAAGAGACTACTGTCTTAGAGGTTGTTTGTCGTGACTACTCCCGCAAGAATGAAGAAGCATATGTTCATTACGCAATCTGTATGACTACGGATACTGTGCTTCATAAGAAAGAGATGCGCGGCCTTGGCTCTAATCCATTCATTTGCTTCCGCTGGTCCAAGTGTGCTGGTGAAGTCTATGGACGTGGCCCACTAATCAATGCGCTTGCTGCGATTAAGACTACGAACCTGACTATTGAGTTGATCCTTGAGAATGCGCAGATGTCTATCTCTGGCATCTATCAGATGGAAGATGATGGGGTTATTAACCCAGATACAATCCAACTCGTTCCTGGGTCTATCATCCCCAAAGCTATGGGCAGTCAAGGCTTGCAGCCAATACAGGCTGCGGGTCGCTTCGATGTTGCCCAGCTAGTTCTTAGCGATATGCGTCTGAACATTAAGCGTGCGCTTTACAATGATATGCTTGGCAATCCAGACAAGACGCCAGCTACAGCAACAGAAGTTGCAGAGCGTATGGCTGATCTTTCTCGCCGTGTCGGATCGGCGTTTGGTCGATTGCAAGCAGAGTTGGTTCAGCCTGTTCTCCAGCGTGTAATCTACATTTTGAAGAAACAAGGTCGCATTGAAGTACCAAGCGTGAATGGTCGTGAAGTTAAGATTCGTTCAGTATCCCCACTTGCTCAAGCCCAAGCTAACCAAGATATTTCTAGCGTTGCTCGCTACCTTGAGTTGGTCGGTGGTGTATTTGGACCAGAGATGTTGCAGCTACTCATTGATGGAGAAAAGACTGCTGTTCACTTGGCTAAGAAGTTTGGTGTTCCAGAAAGTTTGATTCGCGATGAAGAACAGCGTAAACAAATAGCTGCAATGGCGCAGCAGATGGCGCAGCAACAACAGGGTATGATGGTTGAACAAGAAGGTTAATATTGGAATAGACGGGTATCAGCGCAAGTCTGAAGACGATGTAGTCGTCAGCAAGAATATCGCACAGGTATTCGAGTCGCCTACGGGCAAAGAGGTTCTACGTTATTTGCGTTCAATCACTATCGAGATGGTGAATGGGCCGAATGTGACTACGGAAGAGTTACGTCACCTTGAGGGTCAGCGATACATCGTTGGCCTCATCGAGCAACGTATTGCACATGGACACAGGAGTAAAACATGAGCGAACAGGAAACAGCAATCGAAGTAGCAGAGGCCGATGGCCGTGATTTTGTTACAGAGGAAGATGTTCAACAGGCAGAAGCCCCAGTGTCAGATCGACCTGAGTGGCTCCCTGAAAAGTTCAAGTCACCAGAAGATTTAGCTAAATCTTATACTGAGCTGTCCCAAAAGCTGGGCGGTAAAGAAGAAGATATTCGCAACTCAATCATCGAAGAGATTCAGAAAGAGGCATTCAGTAACCGACCTGAGTCTGCTGGAGATTATCAGTTACCTGAGACTGTTGACGCAGAAGAGGCGGTAGATAGCGACTTGCTGCAGTGGTGGTCGGATCATTCCTTTGAGAATGGTTACTCTCAAGAAGAGTTCCAGCAAGGCATTGAGATGTACTCTCAAGCTGTGATGGGCAATCAGCCAGACCTTGAAGCAGAAGCCGCAAAGCTAGGTGACAATGCTGAAGCTCGCATTGAGTCAGCGTCTGTCTTTGCTAATAAGTTTTTCCCTGAAGAAGCATTGCCAGCTATCGAGCGCATGTGCGAAAGTCATTCTGGAATACTTGCACTTGAAGCAATTCAAGAAGCAATGAAGGATGGCAACTTTGCTGGCAACACTCAACCTGCTGCGCAAACATCAGAGCGTGAGCTTCGGGAGATGATGAATGATCCAAGGTACTGGAAAGACAAAGACCCTGCCTACATCAAGGAAGTTACAGAAGGCTTCCAGCAAATCTACCGAGGTTAAGATTCTAAAGAGGGGTGAGTTCTATCTTACCCCTTTTACTTTAGATCACATTGATGAGGTCGTTGAGCACCTTAGCAAAGAGAACAGGCGAGAGCTAAAGTTGCTAGGCCACCTTGATCTAAGGCAAGCAATGGAAGAGATGTACGAAACCTCAGAGTGCTATATTTGCCGCAAAGAGGGTGAGTCATTTATAATGGTGGGCGGGCTTTGGTTTGACCACGACGCAGAGACTCCTCAGATGTTTGCTATGTTCTCCGATAAAATCAGAGAAAACTTTCACGCTATGGCTCGCGGATCAAAGATGCTGGTAAGCTTCTTCGACCAAGCACATGATGGCATGTCTATGACGGTAAACGCTGATTATGAGTTTATTCTGGACTGGGCTGCATGGTTAAACTTCGAAGCGGTAGGTGTTTATACTAGCGGCTCTGAGAAGTATGTTGATTTTGTGCGTTGCAATCCTGAAAAAAAGAATGCTTATGATGTCGCATCGCGGCCCGTAATGCACTGATTGGCCCCTCTGGGATACCCAAGTTGACGTGAGAGATGCGGACACCCGTAGCAAACTGAAACTTCAATAGGACTGAAAAAATGGCTAATACAATCGACCAAGCCTTCATCAAGCAGTTCGAGACAGAAGTTCACATGGCATACCAACGTATGGGTTCCAAGCTACGGAACACTGTTCGTACTACCAATGTGACTGGCTCTGTTGCTCGATTCCAAGTTATTGGTAAAGGCACTGCAAACACTAAATCTCGCAATGGTAACGTAACTCCGATGGAGTTGGCGCACACCAATGTTGAAGCAACTGTCACTGACTTCTATGCGCCAGAGTATATCGACAAGCTCGACGAGATGAAGATCAACATCAACGAGCGTCAAGCTGTTGCGCAATCTGCTGCTGCTGCTCTTGGTCGTAAGACTGATGAAATCCTCATCACAGCAATGGACGCGGGTGCTAACGCAACTCAAATCCACGACACCGCTTCCGCTTTGGAAAAGGCTGACCTGCTTACATTGTTTGAAACATTCGGCACAGCGGACATTCCAGAAGATGGCCAGCGCTATCTTGCTATGTCACCAGCTGGTTTCGCTGACTTGTTTGCGATCAACGAGTTTGCATCTTCAGACTATGTTGGTCCGCAGAACCTGCCATTCGCAGGCGGCATGACAATGAAAGAATTCTTGGGCTTCAAGATTTTCTCAACGTCTGCTGTAGCTGGCGGCAAGAACTTTGCTTACCACACAAGCTCTGTTGGCTTGGGCATCAACGCTGATGTTCAGACTGAAGTGAACTATGTGCCTGAGAAAGTCTCACACTTGACCACATCTATGATGTCGATGGGTGCTATCGTTATTGATGACGATGGTGTCTACGAAGTCCTAGACAACAACTAAGAATGGGCGGGGGGTTTAGGCCCCCCGACTTTTTATGCCAGATGTAGCAAACACACCGATTAAAATCTGCTCTCGCGCATCGCTATTGATTGGTGGTGACGCGATTCAGTCATTTGAAGATGGCACAGCCGAAGCGTCAGTTAGCTCGGCTATGTACGAAGACATGGCGCGCTCTGCTTTGACCAACTCACGTTGGCGCTTTGCTACAGATCAACAGGTTCTGGCTCGACTATCTGAGGCACCTACTGGTCGTTGGGAAGCCGCATATCAACTCCCCTCGGAAATGATTATGCTCAATGCTTTGACCGTAAATGACCTGCCTATTAAATATGATCTCTATGGCACGAAGGCATTTTGCAATGAGCCTTCTAACTCTGAGATCGTTGCTGATTATGTTTTCCGCGCACAGGAAGGGTTCTGGCCTCCATACTTCACTACCGCAGTAGAGTATATGATGGCTGGGGTTCTCGCTGTATCTGTTGCACGAGACGCCACGCTTGCGCAGCTGATGGAGCAGAAGGCTGATTACCAGATGCGCCAAGCACGACGCTTGCATTCGCAGCAACAAACAACACGCAAGCTAAACACATCGAGGTTCATTGCTGAAAGGCGCAGCTAATGCAAAGAGTACGAGTTCCTATTAGCAGCTTTCAGTATGGTGAAGTGAGTGACTCATTGCTTATGAGGACTGACTCACCTGTTTACGCTCAGTCAGCACAGCGCATAGAAAACATGGTAGTTATGGCCGAGGGTTCTGTAAAGAAACGCTACGGCCTAAAGCATATCTATGACTATGGTTTAAGCAGTGAGGGCGCTGCGCAGTCTCACCTGTTTCGTTTTATCTTTGATGAAAATGAAGAGTATGTCATCTCTGTCGAAGAGGGTAAGGTTCGCTGTTTCCAGCTGCAAACCAATGGTAGCGTAACTCTTGTTGATACGATCACTCAAGATACAGACAGCAATAATCTTCCGTTCGATGAGGATTACATTCAAGAGTATACATCGACTCAGTACGGCGATGTTATGTTTATCTGTCATCCTCTTTTTGCGCCTCGGATGCTTACCCGTACCTCACTTACTAACTTTGAAGTCAGTGTGTTTACCTTTGATGAAAGGCTGGATGGCAATCAAATCTACCAGCCTTACACACGCTTTCAAGCCCAGTCCGTAACGCTTGACCCCTCTGCAACAACTGGCTCGGTCACGCTCACCACAAGTGCTAACTATTGGGTTCCTGAACATGTAGGCTCAATCATCCGATACGGTACTTCTGAGATTGAGATTACCGCCTACACATCTGCAACTGTAGTCACTGGTACTATTACTGATGAGTTAAAGCTGCGCCTTGCAGTTACTAACCCGCTTAGAACCGCAGAAGGCAGCGCTGAGGTTGAGGTTACGCAGATTGCTCACGGCTTTGCTGGCGGTGAGGCTATTACTATTTCTGGTGCAGCCGCAACTGGCGGCATTAACACTGGAAACCTGAATGGCAGCTTTACTGTCCTCGATATTATTGACGAGAATACTTACACCTACACTGCTGGTGGCTCCGCTTCTGCTTCAGAAGATGGCGGTGGCATCGTGTATATCGAGACTCATGCGCCTACAGTAGATTGGGATGAGCAGTCTTGGTCTGCTGCCCGTGGTTATCCTGCTGCTGTGACCTTCCATGAAAACCGCCTTTGCTTTGGCGGTACGATTGCTGAACCTGATTCAGTTTGGATGAGTAAGATTGGTCGCTTCTTTAACTTTGACGTAGGTGACGCCGCTGATGATGACTCGATTGCTATCGTTGCTGCTACTGGGGACGTAAATGAAATCAGGTATATGGTTTCTAATCGTGACTTGCAGGTCTTCACGGCTTCAAGCGAACTGTATATTCCTACATTCTTGAACCAAGCCATTACGCCAACCAATGCTCAAATCCGCAAGCAGACACCATATGGTGCGGCTCACGTGCTTCCTGCGTCTATAGATGGTGCCACAATCTTTGTGGCTAACAATGGTCGTATTATTCGAGAGTTTCTCTACACCGATAGCGAAGACGCCTATACTGCCAACGCTATATCTACTCTTGCATCTCATCTCATTGTTGATCCCAAGTGTATGGCTGTTGCCCATAGTGGGTTTGGTCTGCCTGACTCATATGCCATCATTACTTTGGGTGGTGGTGACGCTGTCTTGTTTACGTCTAATCGCGCTGAACGTCGGGCTGCTTGGATGCGAGTAACAACAGATGGATCGTTCTGCTCTGTGATTGCTATTGAGGATCGTATCTTTGCTAACGTCTATGACTCAGACGGGAACCTGCACCTCTGCGAGTTTACCGAAGATGTAGGCTTGGACTTCTGGGTTTACGGAGCGATTACCTCCAACAAGCTAGATGTAAGCTCTAAGTATTCTAGCGGCGATACCGTTAATGTGGTGGCTACTGATGGCACATCTCAGTCTCATCTGCTTTCGTTTACTGTAGATAGCAATGATGAAGTAGATCTTACCGCATATAGTGGCTTTGGCTTTACTCACGCATATGCTGGCAAGAAGTTCACAGCCAAGCTTGTGACTAACCCTATTGATTCAAACATGGGTACTGGCCCTTCTACGGGTGAAGTCAGGGGCTTGGCCAACATCGTAGTTGATGTAAAGGAGGCTCGATCCATGAAGGTAAACACAAGACCATTAGTTACTGAGTCTCCCTTTACTGGAAAAAAAGAGTTCCGAGTGCTGGGGTACGATAGAAACCCACAAGTAACAATCGAACAAGATGATCCGTTGAGCTTACAGGTAAACGGCATAGTAGCGGAGTTAGTAGTCTAATGGCTTTTCCAATGTTAATGTTAGCGGCTGCTGGTGTTCAGGCGGCTGGTCAGGTTGCGAGCGGGATTGGGTCCAAACAGAGTGCTGATCTGAATGCCTTCAGTACAAAGACCGAAAGCATAATGATGCAGGTTGAAGCGAGCCAAAGGGCCGCAGCCCGCATGGAAGAATACAAAATGGCTTCATCTACCAACATTGCTACATTCGCTGCTCAGGGAAGAGATATTAGCGCTGACCGCAGTGTGAAAGCATTTATGGATAGGCAGCGTGAAGTAGTTGTTAAAGACACAAGTCGAATGGCAACTCAGTCTAACATTGAGAGAATTCAGATGCAGCAGAAGGCGGCTGCTATTAGGTCTGAGGGTCGATCTGCTATGGCTACTTCTTTGATCTCAGCAACATCTGGTTTGCTTTCTGCTAAAGGCAAGTACTCAAAAGTCGAAACATAACGGGGTCTATCATGGCTGTAATCAAACAGACTACACAGTTCGTAAACAGACCGATTGGGGTTGTTCGCGCAAGCGAGGGCGGTCAGAGAATAGGCCAAGCTATTAGCGCTGGCGCAGAAAATCTAGCAAATGACTTCTATCGTGAAGCTGCTGTAGTCGCTCAGGAGACGGGCCAAAAAGAGGCAATGGCTCAGAGCGGCAAAGATATTGTTAGTATCGATCCTGAAACTGGAAACCCTGTTGCTTACAAGGCCCCTGACTCTTACGGCTCAATAGCATCTCGCGCATATCAAGACCTTATAGACCGTAGATTCCAAGAGTCTTTGGTGGAAGAGATACAGGAAAAAGGCGCTGAGTTCGCGTCTTCTGCGGGTAGCGCGGCTGCGTATAAAGCAAAGATGTCTCAGTACGTTGGCGAGATGTACAAGTCTGCTGTTTCTGCCGACGGAGAGCTGAATGCTTATGGTCGTCAGATCAAAGAGGCTGGAGAGAAATACGTTGCCAGCACTTACTCAACTCTTCGTAAGAGAGAGATCGCGGCTTACAAAAAAAGAATTGCCCGCGCAAATAAGCTTGAAGCGTATAAGTCAGAAATAAGAATTCAAGAAGGTATTGCTTCTGGGCAAGACCCGCAGGTTATATCTGATATGCTCGATGCTGAGTCAGTAAGAAACCTAGATCTCTTGAATGCGGGCGGTTCTGTTTCAGCCTTTATAAAGATGGATAAAAAGATTCGCGGTCAGCGAGCGCTTGTGGGTCAGAATCAACTTGTTGGAATTTATTCAGAATCATCCGATGCTGATCGCCTTAAGGTCGAGCAAGCAATAGTCGATCCAAGTAAAATATCTAGCGTATCACAAGAGCTTGGCATTGATAATCTAGGTTTGCTAATTGCGCAATCTGGAGGGCGGGGGAACGCTTCGTCCACATTAAGCGGCCTTCGTTCCGTTGGGGCAGTGCAGGATAGTTTAGATCAGGTATCCGCAGATGATGCTTTTATTGATTTAGAAATTACAACAGACTCAACTGTTACTGAACTTGAGAGACAAATTAATAGACTAGATGGTTTAAGCGAAACTGCTCGAGGAATCGTTCGTCAGGACATGTATCTAGACACGGCCTTGAAAGGTCTTGATGCCTCTAATCTTAGCTCTAATGACATGAGCGTAATCGCTAATCAACTTCAGTCTGAAGACTTTAGACTGTCTGAAATTTCAAAGGTGTTGCCAAAACAATATTCTGACAATGTAATACTAGCCGTTAAGCGGATGACTCCTGAGGCGCGAAGCGACTTAGCTGGCCTTCTTACAGACCGACAGACTGACTTAAGGGCAATAGAAACGGACGAAACTCAGGCTGTTGTTACTGGCTATCGCCAAGAAATAATGGCGCTTGAAGACTCAAAAAACTTAATAGAAGACTATGGCAAGTTAAGAGACGATATCAAAAACTCAGGTCTTGATAATGCTCAGATGCTGATGACTAATGTCGACGAAAACTTTGTTGAAAATGTTTTGATAGGGCAGAGAGATATTCCTGTTTCAGCTAATGCTTACAGGTCTATTGAAAGGGCAGTAAAAACAGGCGAGTCCTTTCAGAGCACAAACAACGAAGAAGCCAATCTGTTTCGTTTACTAGACACGGCTTACAGAATGAGTCCAACAACGGTTAGCTCTGAGATGGAGCGTCGTGGTAATCAACTAGACAGCGCTGCAAAAGAAAGAGTGGATGGTTCAGTTCTATCTTCCCTTAAGGACGCCGCTCTTGCTGGAAAGCCCATACAACCAGATGACCTAAAGGCGCTGGATAAGGCTATATTTGGCGACAAGCCTTTCTTCCTTGCAGAGATAGGAGACTTCCCAGAGGCTGCGCAAATGTTTAGCGCAGGTACGATACTGCCTACAGTCAGAAGGGCTTTGGCTGCCGCTTTAGACAGTAACAGTGAGGGTGAGATAGAAGCTGGTGCAATCATGTTCCGTCAGGCTAGCACGGTGTCTGGTAAGACTTCTTCTGGCGAGTCATTTAACATTGACTTGATGCGCTCTGCGTTAAGCGCTGAAGATTATGCTCTGTATCAATCCTTGATGTATGCAAATGAAAAATTTGCTGAGAGTCCGACGTCAACAATAATGGCGCTAAGAAACTACGATGGCGACCTAAATGCAGACTTGCTTAATGATTTTGGTGTAGCTGGAAAGGATGTCATGAAGATATTCGATGGCGCTCCACCAATGAGTAATCAGTATAAGCGTGAGATTCTGGCTTCGCTGAAAGTTGCAAAAGCCAAGGGTGGTCGAGTTAATCAAGACACACTTGATCGACTCATTAGCAGCTATCAAGAATTCATCAAAAAAGATGAATCGGTTACTGGCCCCTATTTCGGGGATGGAACTGTATTCGCTCGAGGAAACTTCGTTAAGCCGTCTGACATTCTCAGGAACAAAGCACAGCTTACAGATGCTCTTGTCGATTCAGGTACTTTCGATGATCTCCTTACGGGAGGAACCTTTACGGACTCAGCGTTAGCATCATTTCAGCAGATCAACCCGCTTGCATTTGTGTTTAGCTCTTTGGATTTAGGGGCTTCTATGTTTGGCGATATGAGCCGAATGGAGAAAGCTCAGGCCAGAAACAGATTAAAGGAGGGGCTTGCGGCTATCGACGTCCCTCTTCTTTATCGACCAAATGTTCAAAGCTTTAATAATGGTGTGCCTAGCTGGGATGTTGGCTATGATGATGGCTTTGGCTTTGAGCCAATCGTAGTGAACGGTGAGGTTTGGACGCTAACTTCAAATCCTCGTCCAAGTTTAAGTCGCGGAGATGCTAGATTCCAAAGCCGCAGGGAATTTAACAATGCAGCACTAGCAAATGCCCCAATTGAAAACTTGTACTCTGCTGAGATTAAACACTTGGCAACTCTTGAGCATATGACTCCAGAGCTTTTCCGAAGCTCTAAGCGCTTTCAGCTGTACGAACGCAGCATGAGTCAAGACCCAAGCGAAGTCTTTGATGCCGCTAGACAACAGTATGAGGAGTTGCCTTAATGGATATTACAGTCCCAGCACCACAGCCGCTTAAAACTGGGCGCGTAAAGGCGGAGAGCGTTACTCCTAGCTTTGGTCAGACTGGCAATGCTCAATTTACCAGAGCGTTTAAGCAACCACTAACTGAGCTAAAATCTTTTATGTCCACTCAGGATGTCTACGATCCAGAGAGCGTAGGCAGGGTTGAGGATTATATAAAACAAAACCCTATGAGCAATGAGGCTAAGCGGTTCCTTCGTCGCAACGGAATTGGCAGTGAGCAAAACTTTAACGCTGCTCTTGAGTCAATCCAGAAGAACGCAAGCGCAGCAGATATTATGTCTCGCTCTACTGGCTTAAATTTAATGCTCTCAGACCCCGCCAATATTTTATCTCTCTCCGTTCCGATTGCTGGGTTTGCAGGGCTAAAGCTCGCTAGAGGCATTAACATGTCCTCTACTCAAGGGCGTATACTTCTTCGAGACCTTGCTAGAGATGCTGCTCAGTTTCCTGCAACTCGCGTCAAACCTCTTGCTCCAGACCTAAGCGCAAACAATGTAAACATATTGAGGCAGATTGTTGCTTCTAAGAAGAAGGTATCTGGAGAGCAGCTAACTGCAAAAGAGATAGCAAAGATTGGTGCGCTCGATGCTGCTATGGCTGATGGCTCTATTAACCTAACTCAAGCTCTGACTGACCTTGGTATCTCAGACAAGCCAGAAGATGTTTTGATAAATGCTGGGCTGGTCACAGCAGCTAGCACCGCTATTGGCGGGGCTGTTGGCTATGGGCTTGGCGCTGCGCTTGGAGCACCGCTTAATCGTGGCAAGCGCATGGAGCAAGTAAGGTCAAAGTATGGCGAGTACCTAGACCATGTGAGTAAACCGCCAGCAGAGAATACTGACCTCTCATATTCAGGTAAGTGGTTTACTGAAAGCCCTTTTATGAAGGTTGTCCCAAGTCCTATTCGAACAGAAATAAATGACCCTGACATTCCTGATTATGCGAAGGAGCCATTACTGCAAGTTGGCGGCGATAACGGCATTCTCTTTGAGGCCAATAGGGTTGGCAAGTCCATTGGCAACTCTGTGCATATGGAGGCTGGTCGCCGCGATGGCGATTGGTTTACTGCTCTTGAGACGATCAATTCAAACTATCGGTCATTAAGTCCCCGTGGCCTTTCTGAGCCTTTGGGTATTCCAATTACTTCTGCTATTGA